GTAACACTCACTGCCGCTAACGTAATCATTTGGTATTCACCTGTCACTTCTATTGAGACTTATCTACAGGCTAACGCACGTATTCACCGTAAGGGGCAGAAGAACCCTATGACTATCGTGCACATTAAGGGTTCACCCGTAGAGACAAGACTGTACGGTATGTTGCAAAATAAACTGGATATTCACTCAAAAATCATAGACTTATATCAGAGTGAAATTTCTCAAGAAAAATAAATAAAAATACTTGACAGGGTCAAGTTTATACGCTAATATTATTTAACAGGCGTTAGACCTGTAAACAACAAAAGGAAAAACTTATGGACGATAAACCATCAGTCGAACAACTCGTCTCCGTCTACACCAAGATATACACCAAGCGTGAGGAAGAAGAGCGTGTTTGGAAGGCTAGAGAAGCAGAGCTGACAGAACAACTTGACCTAATCAAACGTGAACTGTTAGATATATGCAAAGAAAACGGCGTCAAAAGCTTGAGAACAAAAGCCGGCACACTAATTCGTACAGTTACCACTCGGTATTGGACTAATGATTGGGAACACTTTCATAAGTTTATGCTTGATAACCAAGCACCTGACTTGTTAGAGAAGCGCATTCATCAAAGCAACATGAAACAGTTTTTAGAAGAGAACCCCGAATTGCTGCCTGCCGGGTTAAATATGGACAGCGAATACACAATCACAGTAAGGAGAAGTAAATCATGAACGGATGGGAACCAGTAGAAGAGGCGCCATTGAGGTTAGAGGAGTCTGAAAAGAACAATCTAGAAGCAATGATGTCGGCAACTGCAAAACCAAAACGCATTAAAGCAAAACTGCTTGATGACCCAGTCAACAGCCCAGCGCACTACACAGTTGGTGGCATTGAGACTATTGACTACATCAAAGCAAAACTAACGCCCGAAGAATTTATTGGGTACTTAAAGGGTAATGTGATTAAATACACATCCCGTGCAGGAAAGAAGCAAGACACGATACAAGATTTAGAGAAAGCACAGTGGTACATGAATCGTCAAATCAAGGAACTTAAAGGAGAAGCAAAATGAGTGAACTAGCATTGTTTAATAATAATTTACCTGACTACCTAAAAGAGGTAGAACTAGATGACGTTACCAAAGCCCTTGCAGGTGGCGGTGGTAGCAAGCGTATTTCTTTGCGTGGCGGCAAGTTCCGCATGGTTGTAAACGGCGAAGAAGTAATGACAAGTAAGAACGATGAGTTAGAAGTTGTTATCGTTAATGCGGCTAAAGAAGTATCTCGCCAATACTATGGCTCTGCATATAACCCGAAGGCGGATGCTACTCCTCCTGACTGCTGGTCTAACGATGGTATTGCTCCAGATAAAGGTGTTAAAGAAGCTCAGCACCACAACTGCGCCGAGTGCCCACAGAACATTAAAGGTTCAGGCCAAGGCGAGTCACGTGCATGCCGCCACTTCCGTCGCTTAGCCGTTGCTATGGCGCACGATGTTACTGGTGATGTTTATCAGTTGCAGTTGGCATCTAAGTCTATCTTCGGTAAAGGTGATTTAGAGCACATGCCGTTTGAGCAGTACGCTAAGTATGTCGGTGCACAGGGCTATAACCTAAACACATTGGTTACTCAGATGCGCTTTGACGAGACTAGCGATACTGCTAAGTTATTCTTCAAACCATTGAAGTTCTTATCCCGTGAAGATTGGGAAGCAGCAAAACGCCAAGGTGATACACCCGCCGCTAAGAACGCTATCCAAATGACGGTAGCGCAGACTGACGGCGTTAAGCCAAAGCTAGAAGCACCTAAAGCTGCTGCACCTAAAGTAGAGAAAGTTGTAGCTGAGGAAGTAGATGAGCCTAAGAAACGTGAAGACAAGAAGCCTGAGCCGACTGCCAAGCGTGACCTTAAGTCTGTAATGAGTGGCTGGTCTACTGACGACGAATGAGTTTAAGAGGCTATAGCTTTCGACTGGTGCAAGCTAACCAAGCTGCCGACTCCAAGAAGATTGGGGTTGTGCTTGGTCGGTACTGCATCGCTAAGGATATATCTGTCGCTGAGATTGCAGAGAAGTTTGATGTGTCTCGGATGACAATATATTCTTGGTTTACAGGTGTTGCGGAACCACATCGCTCGAAAGCCGAACAGATTGCAGCGATGCTAAAGAGAGCTAGGTTTAGCGTTTAGTTTACAGGGGTAGCTAGTTTGACGGAACGAACAGGGGATTCGCCGCACCCCGTGCTACCCCACCTTTATTGCGGACAGAGGCGACAATGGCGACAACAGATTTACTGACAGCAGTACTACCCCCGGAAGGGTGGTATTGCATCGTCGGCTTAAAACAAGAGGGACACCCAAGACAAGTCTTCATGCAAACGTTGCAAGAGGCTCAAGATGCTATTGATGATTTGTTGGCAAAGCAGTATGACGTTTACTTTGCATGTGCTAAGTACGAGAATGACACTGACGGAAGAACACAAAAGAACAGCACATACTTTAAATCGTTTTGGATTGACGTAGATTGCGGAGTTGGCAAACCATACGAAGACCAAGCTGAAGGCTTAGAAGCGCTAAAAACATTCTGTGAAACTATTCACTGGCCTTTGCCGACTATTGTAAATAGTGGTCGTGGTATCCATGCTTACTGGAGATTGAATAGTACGATTAATCGTGCTGAATGGAAGGCGGTTGCCGACAGACTAAAAGCACTATGCGTTGACCACGAGTTTCATGCAGACCCTAGCCGTACGGCAGAGAGCGCGTCTATCCTACGAGTACCTGAAACATGGAACTTTAAGAACGACCCACCTTTCCCAGTAGAGCTACTGAAGATTGAGTCTGAATCAGAGTATGACCACCTACGCCAGTTGCTTGGTGTATTGGTTGCACCTGATTACATTCCTAGGGGTTTAAGCGAAGTTACTAAAGCATTGATGGGTAACCGTCAAAGCCGATTTAAAACCATCATGATGAAGACAATTGATGGTAAAGGGTGCGCACAGCTAGAGCACATTGCGCTTAATCAAGACACAATTGAAGAACCACTTTGGAGAGCAGGCCTGTCAATAGCATGGCACTGCGTAGATAGAGATGAAGCCATCCATAAAATTTCTAGTGCACATCCATCGTATTCACCTGACGAAACGGAGAGAAAGGCGAATCAGACCAAAGGCCCGTATACCTGTGAGACCTTCGCCAAACTTAACCCGGATGGTTGTAGTGCTTGCCCAAATAAGGGGAAGGTATCGTCGCCGATATTACTTGGCAATGAGATTGTCGCTGCGGAACCGGATGCTCCGATTGTTGAAGAAACGCCCGAGGGTAAGCAGGAGAAATACATTGTTCCTGAACTCCCGTTCCCTTATTTCAGGGGGAAGACTGGGGGTATCTATGCGTCGCTTAAAGTCAAGGGTGATGACGATGAAGATGAAGAAAAAGTAGTAAACATTTATGAGCATGACTTGTATGTGGTCAAGCGTTTAAAAGACCCAATCAAAGGCGATGCTGTATGGATTCGGTTGCATCTACCGAAGGACGGAGTACGTGAGTTCTCTATGCCACAAACAGATGCACTTACATTCGACAAGCTAAGAGACAAGCTTGCATGGCATGGTGTTGTCGCTGCCAAAAAGCAGATGGATGCCATCATGAATTACTTAATTGCTTTCGTAAAAGAGCTACAACATAAATCACAGGTGGAAATTATGAGAACACAATTTGGATGGACGGAACAGAACGATGAATTTATCTTGGGTGAAAAAGAGATTGGTGCAGCTGGAACTACCTATAGCCCACCTTCTAGTACCACTGGCAGTTTGGCTGGGTTTTTGGCTCCTTGTGGTGACTATGACGAATGGAAATCGATAGTTAAAACTTATGACCAGCCACAGTTTGAGCCGCATGCGTTCGGTTTCTTTACTGCATTTGGCGCACCACTACTAAAGCACTTGAACCTCAAAGGTGCCATTATCAACTTGATTAACAATACATCAGGTACAGGTAAGTCTACTATTCTTAAACTATGCAATAGCGTATGGGGTCATCCTGAAGAGTTAATGTTGCAGTGGAAAGATACGCAGAACTCTATGATTCACCGACTCGGCGTGATGAATAACCTACCTGTTACGATTGACGAGATTACTAAGATGTCAGGTGACCACTTCTCTGACTTGGTTTACAGCATCTCTCAGGGTCGTGGTAAGAACCGTATGATGCAGCACTCAAACGAAGAGCGTCACAATGCTACCAAGTGGGCGACGATTGCTCTATGCTCATCTAACGCTTCTTTCTACGACAAGCTAGCTTCTCTTAAGTCTACTCCTGATGGCGAGTTTATGCGCTTGATTGAGTACCGCATTGAGGTTACAGACATCCTTTCTAAGGAAGAAGCTGACGCTATATTTAACCCAGTCTACTCTCACTACGGGCATGCAGGTGTGCAATACGCCGAGTACCTCGTAGGAAACCTAGAAGATGCAGTTAGCTTGGTTATGCAGGTGCAGCAGAAGATTGACAAGGCGGTTGGGTTTACTAGCCGTGAGCGATTCTGGTCTGGCACAGTAGCTTGCAACATTGCTGGTGCTTTGATTGCTAAGGACTTGGGCATCATTGACTTTGACGTTAAGCGTGTGTACGACTGGATTATTCAGGAACTAAAAGTTATGAGAACTGAGATTAAAGCCCCAGCTCAAAACCAAACCAGTGTGATTGGTGAGTTCATGAACGAACATCGTCGGTCTACCTTGGTTATTAATGGCGAAGCAGATAAGCGTACAGGCATGGAGCAAGTAGCCATCCTTGAGCCTAAGTTTGGTGACCTATTAATCCGCATCGAACCTGATACTAAGAAGCTGTTTATCAATGCTAAGCACCTACGCACATACTGCACCAAGCAGCAGATTACGTTGAAAGAGACCCTCAAGGGTTTGGAAGCCGACGGTATCTACAAAGGACAGGTCAAGAAGCGTCTATCCAAAGGCACTGATATTCAGTCACCTGCGGTTGATGTGTATGTATTTGACATGGATAACCCTGACTTTATTAACGCCGAAAATTACATACAAGCCGCTAAGCAAGATGCAGATTCATCGGCTGAACTTCAGAGTTAATTGGAAGAACTTTGTGGTTGGGGCATCGTTTTTTATCCCGTGTTTGGATACCGACGATGCCTTAATTCAAGTTAAACGGACCACGAACAGGCTACGCTATAAGATAGTATCCCGTGTTGTAATAGAAAAAGGCATCATGGGGTTGCGGGTTTGGCGTATAAAGTAGTATTATTCGCTCAGGTACCCTCCGTACCTCTTCAGGTTTGTTCATTGAAGTTTTTCCTTAGTGAGAGTGTTTGAACCCCGGCGTAAAAACCGGGGTCTTTTTTACTAGTCAGGGTTGCCGTACTCGGCCATGCCACCTAAGTCACTCATAAGTTTCTTGTTGATATTCATGCCGCCAGTCAATTGGGCAATCATACGCTGCCTATATTTGTCACGTATAGACCTAGACAAGTTAGAACCCTTGATACCTACAGCAGGATTAGACCTGTTAAACCGTGAGATTTTATCGGATACCCGCTCCAACATATCTGAGTCTTGGTTATCAAAAGCCATAAAGTAAGCATTCAATAGAGACTGACGTTTTTGAAGAATCTCTTGCTCAGCGGTCTTCATCTCTATGTTAGCTTTTTGACGTTGTGCAACACGCTCAGGCGCAAAGCCGATTGCTTGAGATGCAACTTCACCAATACCTAGGTCGTCTACAAGCACGTTACCCCTGATAGTTGTTGCCTTACCGTCGCCAAATGTGTCAGATAGGCGGATACCCTTAAGTGCATTCTTAATAATCGCAGGGGATGCAGTCTCTGCACCACGCCATAGATGTCCGTCTTTTACCTGCTTTAACGCTTCCATTGCGTTCACACCTAGACCCACAGATGGGCCCATTAGGTTAACCAAGAATGCTTGGAACGCAGTAACTTCATCAGGGCTGTTACGTGCATCACGGAACCATAAGTCATTCAAGCCCATACGGTCTGCTAAGTTAACACCTAGGGTTTGAGTAACCACGCCACGAGAGATAGAGTCACCTACGTAGCCACCGAATGTTTCAGCAGCCCAGTTCTTAAACCAGTTGTTGAAGTCAAATGGCTTGTCGGCTTCGTCTTCGTCACCAAACACAGCATTCAAAGCTTCCATTGTCTTACCGAGTGCCCACCATCCAGGCAATCCTGTAGCACCAGCAAACAAGAAAGTCATACCTAGGGTGCCCATCAAACGCTTCTTACCTTCTACACGTAGGTCGGTAATGTACTTATCAATTTGCTTCTGTAAAGCGTCACCTGAATACTCAGGCTCATTATTAATACGTTGAGTAGCATTAATCTCTTTACCGATGTCGGTGCGCTCATTGGCATCAAACTCTTTGTAGAAACCTTCGTATGCACTGCGTGCCAACATATAGGTCATCTGCTGAGAAAACTGCTTAAACTGCAACACAACTTTAGCCGTAGCCGATTGGAAGTAGCGTGGTTTATTCAACGTTGAGTAGTCAAACATAGACCTATAGGTTAGCTCTTTAGCTACTTCAATAGCTTTACCAACTAATTTGTCGCCTTTGTACCCACCATTCTGTGGCTTGGCATAGTACTCCATTGCCAAATCAAACGAAGACATAGCTACAACTTCACGGTTAAACTTCTCAGCACCGTGGAATGCACCGGACAATATCTTCATCATGCGTTGTCCACGACCTGTGTATAAGTTAGAAGGTGCTTCTGCTTGTCCTACTAGGTCATGAGATAAAGTAATGTCAATCAAACCGTCAGCTACAAATTGGTCGTAAGCTTTCTGTTGCAATGGGCTTAAAAGACCAGCTTTGTTAGACAATGACGGGAATGCCAAGTCACCTTGCTTATCTCTAAAGCCAGCTTTACTAAACTTCTTAGTAAACTCAAACACTTTCTTAGCAGCATTAGCGTTACCAAATCTAGCGCCGATGACTGGGATACCAACTGCTGGCACACCTAGCATGTTTACCAATGCTGAAGCAGGCGCTGTCATGTACCAGATAAATGACGCATTAGATAACGTAGAAGGGATTGTGCCTGTGTCAGGCGGGTCCATAATAAAGTCTAAGCGTTTTTCTAACTCATTAATATAGTCACGCAATACCTTTTTGTCTTTAGGTTCTTGCCCGTCCATATAACCACGAGCTGCATCAACTAAGCTGTATAGCTTAGCGCTGTGCTTAAACCGAGAATGCTGGTAAGCCATGTGGAACGCAGATGAAGTAAACGCACGCAACATGTCTGAGTTCATACCCTGAATACCTTGACGGTTCAAGAACATCTTACGTACGCTACGGTCTGGCAATGTCATCAAGTACAGCTGCTCAAGACTTTCTTCTAAGTTCTGCTGGTACTTATCTTTAGTAGTACCCTCGGTAGCACGAATCATTTTCTTTAAGTCTTTTAAGAACTCAAAGTCTTGGATGTTGGACTCAACCATCTTTCTGACGTTGTTGCCCATGTCCATTTCTTTTGTGCCTTTTAACTCTTCTTTACGCTTAGAGGCAAACATATTGCGGTCAATAGCAGACTCAAACTGGTAGAACTCTTTGTCTTTACCCTTACCAAACTGCAACCAATATCTACCAAAACGACGTAATGGGAAGTATGGCTTAAGCACGTGCTGACTAAAGTGGTCTTTAATCTTTACGTATTCTGGATGGTTAGGGATATTGGCATCGCTTACGCCTTCAAGTCTTAAAGATTCGGCTTTGCGTTGTAAGATAACCTCGATGTATTCCTTCAAACGTTTCTCGTAGAAGCTCTTAACCTCGTTGTAAATCTGCTGCCCTTCTGGACCAATCTTATTCCAAGCAGCGTCAATCGGCCCATTGCCTGACTTGCCATTAGTTAAGCTTGGGTCAATGCCGTCAACAGTAGCATCAATCATGAGCAAATTTAGCTTCTCGGCTAACTTAGGGAAGTTGCTTTGGAACTTCTGCCACTTTGTGGTTATCTCACTAGTCGTGTTAAGGATGGCGCTTCTATCCTCAAGCATCTTTTCTGTCTGGTTAATGAAGCCCTTAAACTGTGGTAGCTTGTGCCCAATCATGTCTTGCAACTGGCGAAGAGTAAACGCACCTAAGAAATGCTGGCGTGTTGCATCCTTCAAACTATCTAGCCAGAACGGCATAGATTCTTTCATAAAGTCCCAGCTTGGACGGTTGCTGAAGGTGTTAGACACCATTCGAGCTATACCTGCACCAGAATCCCCAACTTTACGAGAGCCGGTTAAAGAGCTAAGCATAGACTTATTTGCACTCAGAGCAGCTGCGTTAGGTGTTAGAGAAGGAGGAGCTTGCAAGATTAAGTGAGTGTTAGCTAGGGTATGCCCAAGCACGTTATCAAACCCGACTAGCTTAGAGATTAAGCGGATAAACTTATCCCAGAAAGAAACTGCACCGTCGTACTTAATCTGCGATAGTTGTTCTTGGAACTGACGGTTAGACATAGCCTCGGCTACAAACTCATCTAGGTTCTTAATACCATAGGCATACATAGAGTTAAGGCGTGCTTTACCTTCTTTAGAAAGAACAACTTCTACAATCTTTTCTTTGCCGTCTATTATCTTTGTTTCGTAGCGAGTCGGCGTATAGTCACGTGCTTTCTCCCACAACTTATTGAGTTCACCTACAGCTCTTTGTTGCGCTGGGGTTAGCTTAGTAAAGTTGTCTGGGTTTAGCGCCCAAGAAGTAGCGGCATGAGTAACCTCATGGATGAACGTATAGTTAGACGCACCACCTAGGTTTGTGTTTAAGTTAATGGCATCTAAATGCGGGAAGTAAGTTCCCGGTGTATCTAGGAGGTATACACCCTCTTCGTATGCTTCTAACAACACATCTATCTGACCGATAATCGGCTCAATATCTACGCCTTTAAACTTGCCAGACTTCAACATCTGCAGTGCTAGGTATGTATCACGGATACCTTTGCCCTTAAACGCTGTGTTGTATAGCTCAGGGTACACCGCCTCAAGTAGCTTATCTAGCTGTGTGCGTGTATCGCCGAACTCGGCGTTGATGTAGTTGCTAACTAGTTGTTCTTGCCCATTAAACTGCACAGATGTCGCTAGTGGTAACTCAGCCAAGCGTGCCGCAGCTCTACCTAAGTAAGTAGACTTATCTCCAGCTAAAGCTTTTAACGCACCTTGGATGTCGTTGCGGTCAATAAACTCTTGTACGGCTGGGTGCATTGGGGCAAAAGAAATAAAACCTGGGCGGGTAAACTGACCCATACCAGGCTGAACAGTTGCAGTTCTATCAAATCCTTCTTCTTTACCAGACGGCGCACGAGAGATACTTGCTACATACGTAGAAGCTACCTCTGGTTTTCTTCTAGGCTTTGTGTCTCTAGTCTTATCAGCAAATCTTTCTCCACGGCGAGTCATGCGCTGGAACTCTTTTACCGTTGCCATAAAGCGTCTGTATTGTTGCTGAGGTAGGTTTTCTTCTACCCACGTTTTAAACAATTCGGCGTTTTCTTTGGTCTCACCTTTACGGATTGCACCTTTAAACTTGTCGTCTATTTCTACGCCTAGGTCGTACGCTGCAGAGCGCATAGACATGTTGTACGGGTCAGCGCCAACTACTTTTCTAGTGAAGTAGATATAAGCAGCTTTCTCTTCTGGGGTACGCTGGCTGCTAGGTGTTTTCTCTAAAGTAGTCAACGCCTGCATAATACGTGGCGTCATTTCCTGGATACTCTTGTCCGTAAACGGAACTGCTCCAGTTTCTTCGCCGAGCGCATATTGTTCGTAGCTAGTAAGTACGTCGTCTAGCTGTGCACGGAAGTCTTTAATACCTCTAACGGTATTTAACTTAGGGAAGTTTACTAACTGAGACAACGCCATCTTCTGCTGCTCAGCATTCATTTGAGGTAACTTAGCCAATACCTCTGGTATAGAAGCGCTAGCACTTTCTGGGGTAACACTGGCTTTATTAAAGAAGTCGTCTATTAAAGCAGACTTTAATTGCAATTCTCTATCTGATAACTCAGCGGATACGTCTGGTACTTTAACACCAGGAGCTCTGCCTTGAACCATCTTTGCAGGTTGGCCGAAGAACTCACGCAAGTCCTCAAGCATACCTTTAACTTCAGAGTTGTAGTTTGTAACCTGCTGCGGCGTAGCTGTGTCTGGCTTTAATGCACTTAAGAAGTTTGTAACTGCATCTAATGGGCGGTTAGTATCAGCAGCAAAGTTAAGCTTAGCTCTAGGGATATTATCTGCAATAGAGCGTTCCGTAGTTTCATCTGCTTGACCAAAGTCAAACCCACCTTGAGAAGGTGCAGGTAGTGGTTTAGCTACAGCAGGGGACGCCTCTAATTGCTTAAGTTCAGCGTTTAATCGTTCAATGTATTCGATAGCACCAGGAATGCGGTCGTCATCTGGGTTAATCTGAGACTCTTCAATAACAAACGCCTGAGCTTCTTTAATCTTAGCCACTAACTCTTGACGTGTTGCTATCTGCTCTTCAGTTAATTTAGGTGGCGCTGGAGGCGGAACTG